TGCAACCTGGCGAGTGGGAGCAGTGCATGTCTGACATACCTGGGCCCGAGGGAGGCTGGATAGCTGTGGACACAAGTATCGATGGCTCTCGCTATTCGGCTGTTCGCGCAGCAGTTGATGACGTAGGGGTTGCCCACATCACAGTTGAGTTTGTGGTTGGCTCACTGCCTGAGATGCAACAGGCTCTATTGAAGGCTTGCGAAAACCCATCGGTCATGTTGGCTGTTACACCACCATTAGAAAACCATGTGCCACTGTCTTTGGAGAGGCGTAAAAAGGTAGTGGGCTATGGCGAACTTATGCGCTACACATCACTAGTCAAGGGCATGATCAACGATGGCAGACTTGTGCACCAGGGCCAACAAAACCTTGCTGAACAGATGAACAGAGCAGTAGCAGTTACCCAACAAAACAGCCTTGTAATTTCTAGTAAGCGTTCACCTGGGCCTGTCGAGCTGGCACGCCTCACCATTTTTGCAGCTGCTTTAGCGTCCCGACCAAAACAAGGTGGTAAGCCAATGCTCGTTGTGGTAAATCGCTAAGATGACATCTGGTGCTGTCCTGGGCTTTCTGTCGGGAATTGCCTGGGGCAGTGCCACCCCCCACCTAGAAAATGTGAGATAATCCCAACATGGCGCTATTCAACCGAGTAAATAAAGCAGCAATCTCACCTGCACCGGCAAAAGCTGCAGCCTCTGGTGGATACTCACCTAACCAGGCTGGCGTGAATCTAATCGGCCAGTACTACACATACCTCGAAGGCCCAGCACGCAACAGGGCTATGAGCGTGGCGACCATCTCGCGCGCACGTGATCTTATGGCCTCGGTCATTGCCTGTATGCCTCTCAAGATGTATAACGAAATGTGGAATGGTGATGAGATGGAGCAAGTAAACATTGCCCCACGCACTTGGCTTCGCCAACCCGACCCGAGCGTTACCTACCCATTCCTTATGGCGTGGACATTCGACGATCTCTTTTTCTATGGCCGTGCATTTTGGTACATCACAGCACGCACTCAAGACGGATACCCGACAGCGTTCACACGTTTACCAGCAGGCTCAATTACCACTACCGACCAAGATGGCCCTGTGTGGTTTGCCCCATCAAAGCAGGTTTACTTTCAGGGCAACATGCTCGACCCTAAAGACCTGGTGCAATTCCTAAGCCCAGTGCAAGGCATTGTTTACATGTCTGAGCAGACCGTTGCCACAGCATTGAAGCTTGAAGCAGCACGCTATAGAAATGCTGAATCGTCAATACCTGCTGGTGTTTTGAAGCAAACAGGTGGTGAGCCTTTGAGCGCCACCGAGCTTGCTGATCTAGCGTCAGCGTTCAACGCTGCACGCGCCACCAATCAGACAGCTGCACTCAACGAGTTTTTGAGCTACACCGAGACAACAGCAACCCCCGACAAAATGCTCCTAATCGATGCAGCCAACTACCAGGCGCTTGAATGTGCACGCCTCACAAATGTGCCCCCCTATTTGGTGGGCGTAAGCACAGGCTCCTACTCGTACCAATCGTCCGAGCAAGCCCGAGCAGACCTTTACATCTTTGGTGTCAAGGCCTACGCCGATTGCATCGCAGCAACATTGAGCCAAAACAACGTTTTACCTAGAGGAACTTATGTAAAGTTTGATGCAGATGAATACCTCATCGAGAATTACGCAGCAGACAAAATGGACAGCCCCGACATGCCCCAAGAAAACACCCAAGAGGAATTAGCATGATCAGGTTCAACGCCACAGCAATAAGCATCGATGCAGCAGCAGCCGATGGCACCCCAAGCAGAACCATCACCGGTATTGCAGCCCCATACAACGTGGTGGCAACTGTGTCTGACGGTACAGAAATTATGCTGTCACCTGGCGCTTTACCTGTTGATGGCCCTAACCCAAAGCTCTTTGTAGGCCACTCGGCTGAAAAGGTAATCGGCACAGTCATTGCCCGAGAGGACACCCCAGAGGGCATGCTGTTTCAGGCCCGAGTTGCTAAGACCGTGCTCGGCGAGGAATCGCTTCAACTTGCTTTAGAGAACGTTTACGATCAGGTATCAGTTGGGATTACGCCTCTAGAGTTCAGCTACAACGATGCTGGAGTCATGCTGATTGAAAAAGCAGCCTGGACAGAATTATCGCTAGTTTCACACGGCGCATTTGGCGCTAGTGCTAGCATCACAGATGTAGCAGCGAGTATCCCCACTTCAAATGAGGAAATAAGCGATAATACAAAAGAGGAAGCCGACACTCCTGAACCCCTAGAGCCACAGGAGAACCCAGTGTCAGAAACACCAGCCCCAGAAGTAATCGAAGCATCGTCAGTTTTTGCTCAGCCTAAGCGCGAGTTTGCTATGCCATCAGCATCAGAAGTGCTCGCTGCATACCACATCGGTGGCGACACCTACAACAAAGTGACTGATGCTTTTATGCAAGCACAGCGTCGTAACCAAACAGCACTGCAAGCAGCAGCTGGCGACATTGTTACAGGCGACACGTTAGGCCTCTTGAACCTCAATGTGCTCGGGCCCCTCTTTCAGGATCTAAACTTCGTTCGTCCTGTCGTTTCAGCATTTGGCGCTCGCGCGATGCCGGCATCACCATCACGCCAGTTCGTGAGACCCACCATCACAACTCACACAAGTGCGGCCGTACAAACAAATCAGCTCGATGCAGTATCAGCCACCACAATGGTTATTGCTGCAAACACAGTGACAAAGCAAACTGTCGCTGGCCAGGTAACGCTTTCACAGCAAGACATTGACTTTACAGACCCGAGCGCTTTGCAACTCGTATTGAATGACCTCAGTGGACAGGTGCTCATCAAAACGGACGACATCGCAGCCGATGCACTTGTTGCTGGTAAAACAGCATCAGGCTCAACTTGGACAGTAACGGCAGCAGACCCAACCACATTGATTAGCGCACTGTATGACGCAGCACGCGAAATCGCTGAGGACAGCAACTACTTCCCAACTCACTTGTGCGTGTCACCAGATGTATGGGAATTGCTTGGCCGTCAAACCGATGCAGACAAGCGTCCGTTGTTTGGTTACAACGCCAACGGCATGATGACCACCAACTCAATCGGCAATGTTTCAGGCATGCAATACACCAGCATGAATGTGCTCGGCCTCACTGTTGTAGTTGATAACAACTTTGCATCAGGCACCATGCTTGTTGTGTACGCGCCTGGTTTCGAGATTTACGAATCTGGAGCTACTTTGCAGAGCTTCGAAAACCCATCAACATTGGGCCGTACGCTGAGTATCCACCAATACTTCGCAACATTTGTGGCAAAGTCGAGCTTCATTCAGGGCATCGTAGTCGCCTAACCCGAAAGGCGATAGCCACTCATGGCTACATACACAGTCATCTTTCATCAGCGTCTCAATGATTACGCTGTTGTGCAAACACTTGAGGCAACCGACATTGCCATCGGTGAATCAATTACCCTTGCTGGTGTAGGGCACAGCCTCAACGGCACACACACTGTTTACGCATTGCCTCAATACCTTTTTGTAGGTGTAAGCGATGAAGGCGACATACAACTTGACGCAAACGAGCCAATACCTAACCAGGTTATGTTTTACGATGCCGATGGTGATCTAGAACGCTCTGCAGCAATCCCACCTGGCACGCTGACCTATACGCAAACATGCACGTGGGTATCGAGCGCCAATGTGCAGTTATGGCTCGGACTACCCAGCCCACTTAGCGCCGATGAGACAACGTTTCTTGCGCAGTGTGTTTCTGCCGGTAATCAGGTCGCCTATCGGCGTAGGCAAGAAGCAGGGTATTACGACAGCCTTAGCACTAGCCCATCTGGCGATTGCACTCTCGGCACCATAATGCTGGCTGGCGCTTATTTCCGTCAGCGTGGAAGCATTGACCAGTTTGCGAGCTTTGATGCTATGGGCCAAGCAATCACCACCAATGCTTTTACACCGATGGTGAAGCAGTTGCTAGGTATTGATAGGCCTGCTGTTGCGTAATGGCTTACACAGACCTGTTCAATGAGGCTATAGACGACCTAGCCACCACCCTTGCCACGATTAGTGGTTTGCGAGTTGTGACAGACCCTCGAAACCTCAACAGCAACTGCTGTTTTATTGATGCCCCTACCTTTGAGGCGTTTAACAACAAAATCGTGACGATGCGTTTCCCTGTGCGCGTCATCGGTATAGGCCCAGGCAACCTAGACATGCTTAGGCCGTTGTTGGCAATCGCAGCTGCACTACTCGACAAGAACGTGGCAGTGACTGATGGCAGGCCAGGGCTTGCCAGTATCGGGGGGCAAGAGTTCCCTGCCTACGATCTACAAATATCCCTGCAGGCTGCATACCTATAATGCTCACCTGCCCTAGTAAAATCTGACATAATAAAAGCATCACTGGTGGCCGACAACACCTAACACCAAAGGACAGACATGGCCACCAGCACTACCACCTATCTCACAAACCCGACTGTAACGATTCTTCCTGTTACTGCAGGCACCCTATTTGACGCAACCTCGGTGACCTCGTCAGCCTCAATTTCCGTGGGCTTTGACGCTCTTGAAAGCACTAGCTTTGGAGATACTGGGCACCAGTTTGTTAAGGGGCTTCAACAAGTCGAGGTTACATTGACGTGCTACGCCTCTTACGGTTCAAACTCTGTTGAAGCAGCATTGACTGCAGCACTTGGTACCGGCACTTCTGTTATTACCATTTCGCCTGCTGGCGCTTCCGAATCAGCAACAAACCCTGAGTACACAGTTACTAACGCATTCCTCGCATCGTTCACACCAATCACAGGCTCATACGGTGAGCTGTCAATGATTGAAGTAACCTTCACCGGTGGAACCTTTGCACGCGACATTACCCCGCCATAATCTCTAAACAGAAAGCAGACCCGACATGCAACTAACCATGCTCGTAAACATCGGCTCGGGTGACTACACAGTTACCACGAACCTCTACACAATCGTTATGTGGGAGCGCAAATACAAGCGCAAAATTAGCCAAATACAAGATGGTGGCCTCGGTATTGAGGACTTGGCATACATGGCTCACGAGGCAAGCAAACAGCAAGGTGCAGTGACTGTGCCTCTAATGCTTGACGACTTCATCAAGCAGCTTGTCAATCTTGAGGTGATTGAGCAACCAGACGCAAACCCTACCGAGGTGGCACCTACCGACATTCCCTAGCAACATTGTTAGTGGAGTGTGGCTGGTGGCCACCACAAATAGAGTTTGATGTACCCGACCTGAACACCTGCATTAGTATTATCAATGAGCAGAGGAAAAAGGCCAAATGAGCGTTACAGGTAGCATCGAGATTTACGGCCTGAAGGCAGCGCTGGCTGAACTGCAAAAGGTAGACAGTAAAACCAAGTTTAAGGCTGTGAACCAAATCAAGGCCAGTGGTGCCGAAATGGTCAATCGCGTAGCACAGCGTTACCCAAACAGGCCACCCTTGTCAGGTATGCGCCCACGCAAAACAGGCAATGGCCGTTTGGTTTATGACCCTGCAAAAGTGCGTAAGGGTGTAACCATTCAGGTGGGTGGCCGTATTCAGCGTGGCTCATATCCTTTAGTAACAATTATCCAGAAAGATGCTGCCGGTGCAATCTTTGACATGGCAGGCCTGCGTGGCGATCAAGGTCAATTCTCTGAGTACCTGACCACGGCTTACGGCCCTGCCCAGCGTGGCATGTGGCGTGATATTGATTACATTCAAGGCCAAGCCACCAAAGACATTTTGCAGGCCATTGAGCAAGTACTC